AATAATATCAATAGTTGAAGCACCAGTACCATCATAACTTCTATTTTGTGTACCAGCATTAATTGTAGTTGCGTCATCTACTCTAGGTCTGAAATCTAAACAATCTCTTAATCTATAATCGTCACCAGTTGTATCAGAAGTATAAGTTGGAATTAATGTATAATCTATTTGTCCTGAATAACTATCTACACTAAAGAAATCTCCATTACCATGTGTAAAATAATTAAATGTAATTAGTAATTGTCCAGTTGGATTTAAACTTCCATCAACTCTTTTTAATCTTCCAATATCATAGAAGTTATCTCTTTGACCATTGTCTAAAGAAAATCTATCTGTAATGTCTGTATCTCCAGAAACAGGTGTTGTTGAAAAGTCAGCAGCCATTTTAACAGAAGCAAGAGAGTAAATATCAGCTTTACCTAAACTGATAGTACTTGCCTCAGCAGCTGCTTGAGTTGTAATAGTTGAAGTCGCATTTGAAGTTAAAGTTTTTGTTTTTTCGTTTTGTGCTGTTTTACTTAAAGTTCCAATAATTTTTACTTTGTGTCCTTGATGATTAGCACCAAAATCTAAAGTTAAAGTACGACCAACAGGTGAACCAGATAACGCAAAACAAGCGTCACCTTCGTGTTGGTTTCCAGTTGTAGATAATTTATCTCCAACAACACCAGCAGAAGAAGAACCGCCTTTTGTCATTATGGTTACTGAATAATCTGCTTCTGATTGAGATATAAAAGTCTCTCCAGTATTTGCAGTAATAGTAATATCTCCTGTTGAAGTTAATGTTCCAACAAAAGATTTTCTAACCGTAAATGCAGTATCACTTATACCTGAATTTACAATTGTCTTTAATGTTTTAATTGTACTATAAGGTAATTCAAAGATACCAATATTTTTATCAGCTTCTTGTAATTTTGTTCTTCGTCTAATTACAATTGAACTAGACACAGCAGTTCCACCAATAGCACTTCCTAGTGTTAATGCTGAAGAAGATATAATTTCTATAACTTCTCTTGTTGTAATTGTTCCACCTGTATCAGCAAATTGGATTGAATCTCCAACTTTTAATTCTGTATTAAATTTAGAATTGAAACCTACTACAGATTGTCCACCACCTGATACTGAAATTGTTCCAGATAGTTGTACATTTTCTCCATACGCTGATGATAATTCTGTTTGAGCAGTATAAGTTGGACTTCCTGCCATTGTAATTTCTTTTACATCACTAGAACCATAACTTGTAAATGCTTTGTTTTCAAATACATCTGTTTTAGTTGTTGCAGTATTAGAAGAAGTACCACCTGTAACCGTTTCATTAGGTAAAAAATCTCCTTGTACATTTGATACAACTACTTTAGAAGTTGCAATATTTCCACCTGTACCTGCGCCTGTGTGACCAGTTCCGTCAACAGCAGTTCCGCTTGAGTCATATAATGCAAATTCTCTTTTAGCAGTACCACCAATTACTTGTTTAACATAATAAACATTATCATTTAATTCTGTTTGTGTACTAACACTAGTAATTGTTATTGCGTCACCATTTTTAATATCTAAATCAGCAGCCATTGTTATAACAACAGGATCAGCAGCTGTAGATGAAGAGATTGTAGAAGTTGTATTTGTAGATACACTTTCAACAACAGCAGTTGCACCAGAAGAAGAACCTGTTAAAGTTTCACCAGTTGTAAATGCTTGGCTAGTAGTAATACCTATATGACTAAACATTTCTATATCAAATAGATAATGTTTATAAATTTCACTTGTTGATGGACTTATATTTCCTGAACCTGATATTGCGGCTCCTGTACTTGCGTTATATTCAAAACCTTTAGTTTTGGCACGACCAATATCTAATATTAAGTTTTCATTATTTGCAGTAATTGTTCCAGCAGTATAAGTTGGTGAAGAAAGTTTTAATTGTAATGCTTTAAAGGCTTCTGTTTCTCCTGTTATAAAATTTACATCTGGAGAACCATATACATTAGATACATTAACATAATTTCCAACATCAAATTTTGTAGGGAAACCACTTTCAGTTCCAAATGTTCTTGCCTTATCTATTGTAACAAATTCGGTTCCTACTTTTTCTATTTCGTATCCTTTAACATATGCTTTTCCTGGAGATAATCCTAATGCAAGTTTAGTTTCTAAACCACCATTTCCTGATGTATAAATTCCTCTATTATCTCCTGAACTTAAATGTTCTCTAACATCTAAATCAAAAGTTCTTATAGTATAATCTCCACTTTCATCACTTGTTCTACGAGCAAGAGTATCTTCTAAAATAGCATATTCAGTACTTCTAACTATATTTTGTAAAGCACCACTACTTAATCTTAATAATTCTATAAAGTTTGTATCTGTAATTGCAGTTAAAGCAAGTTTACTAAGTGTTAATGCAATTTTAAATCTGTGAGCACCTGGAGCATTTACATTTGAAGAACCTTGAGCATTATCTACAAGTGTACTATCGTTGTTAGGTGTTACAAAACTTTCTGTGATTGTTAAACCAATTCTATATGATGGTTCGTTTGTATATTTGTCTAATACTAAAGTTTGTTTATCAACATTAACAGCATACCCATTAATGTAATAAGTACCAGCAGCAACTGAAGCAGCTGAACCTGTATATGATTCTGTACATACAGCAGTTAGATTACCTAAACTTGCGTGTACTGCTACCATTGATTCACCAGCAACAAAGTCGTTTGTATTATTACCTACACCAGTTTTATTATATTTAACATATAAAGTATTTGGGTCAGTTGAAGTTGCAATATCAACAGCAACAATCTTCGCTTCAACAGCAGAAGTTTGTCCTATTAAAGTAAGTCCAACAAAATCTGATAATGTACTTGTACCTGTAAATGAAGTTAACTTAACAGAATAGTATTGTAAGTCGTAAGTAATCTCACCAGGTATCATCTGAGCACCACTTTCAAATATGTGGTTACCCATTTTTTCAATCTGATTTTGTAAGATTGTCTGTGATTGTGTTAACTCTCTAGCCTGTACAGCAAAAGCTGGTCTGAATAATATTCTATGGAAGCTTTTACTTTCCGAGAAATCATCATAATAAGGCGAGAGATTAAAGTCAGTTGGACTTGGCATTCATTTCCCTCTTTAAAATTCTATGATTAACTTAACATTCTCCGTTTGGTCAACACTTCGGGTTACTGGCGCTCTGTTTTCAATGTACATTACATCGCCAGAGTCAGCGTCTATTTCGGAAGTAGAATAACCTGAAACTAAAGAAACATTGTTAACCGTTTCGGTTGTGCCTGTTGGTGTGCCTGTTGCAGTTGAAGTGCCTCCTGTTACCACATTGGTACCAGAAAAAGCAGTCATATTTCCATTTGCGTCAACACCTTCATCATCATATCTTGTTTGTATATAATATAAAATTAAATTTGCAGTATCCCATTGTACGACTTTACCAACAGCACCTGTATTTGTTTGTGTAATCTTTTCGTCAGCAACAAAAGTTCCTGCACCTGCGTCAAATCTAATTGCTTTAGTTCCTCTTAATGTTGTTGTACTAGCAGCCGAACCACCAGCTAAAGGGTCTCTAATTAAAGCAACTCTTCTAAAATCGTTTTGTGTAGCAAAGTCTCCAGAGTTAGCAGTTTCAGCACCTTCAAAAGAAGTATTAAGTATTATAAAGAAAGCACCTAATTCTTCAAATGGGTCAAAACCGTGTCCGCCTTTTGGTTCTGTAATTACATCTAACTCAGCACCTATTAAATTTGTACCACCAGCGGCAACAATATCTGCCACTCTAACATATCCAAAAGAATAGTTAATTGGTGTTCCTGTAACCACAACCGTAGTAACCGAACCTGAAGCAATAGTTACCGAACAAGTTCCTCCAGAACCATCTCCTCTAATTGCAATGCCTGTATGTGTTCCATCAGTACCACCTGTACCAGCAGCCTTAATTTTAATAATTGATATGTCGCCATCTACAGCAGCATTTTGTACAGAAGAGTTTGTAGAAACTCCCATAAAATCTGTTGATAAGAAATTTGCTTGTGAACTTGCAGATAAAGTAAACATATATTTCCATTTATAACTATCTGCTGTTTCTAATATATTAACACTTTCTCCAGTTGGTTCAACCGTTGACGCTGAGTTGTCATTATTGTCTAAACATTTATAGACTTTAAAATTTGTATTCAATACATAGAAGTTTGCGTCATATAAATTTGTTGCTCCTGAATTTGCAGATTGAGTAGTAGTAGTACCTGTTATTCTATTACCATAATCGTTTCTGTAAATATCATAAGTTGTTCCTGTTGCCCAATTTATTCTAGGACAAGCAAAAGCAACATCTGAGCTTGTAATTTTTTTAGCAGCCAGTAAATCATCAAAAGTATCATATTCATCTTGTACTGAATCTGCTGGTGTTATAGGAGCTGAATCAGTTCCTATGTTATCTGTCCTTCCATCTGCTCTAGTTTTTGTTCCAAACGCAGTTGGTTTTCCTATTCCTAGGTAATAGACATTTGGAGCTGCCTCACCAAAAGATTCCTCAAATTGTTGAGCATTGTTTCGTCTAAATTTACTTGTTATAATTGCTGGCATTGTTTATTTCCTATTTCTAACACTATTTATACATCTTTCCTTTAAGATATATTTATTGTATTTCCCATTCCTGCATGACTTGGACATTGATAATATAAGGTTGATGGAGAACTCATTATAGGACAGAAAGTTATTGTTCCACTACTCGTTGAATTACCATCTACACCAAAGTTATATGCACTTCCACCACTTGAATATCTAATTTCAAATACATTACCACCACTAGATACCGTAAAAGTATAAGTGTGACCTCTCTTTAAATAAAGTACAGGATCGTTTTGTGAACCACCACTATTATGAGTTGTAAATCCATCACCTGTAAAAGTAAAATCTGCTGTTCCGCTATTGCCCACATTAAAATTTGCAGCTACTTTTTGAGCTGGAACATAATCATTTGGTCTCCATATTCCAGTACCACTTACATTTTCATATACTAATACTTGTCCATATACTGGAGTAACCGTAGTAGTATCAACATCTGTTAGTATATCTACACTATCGTTTTCTGATAATAAGTTAATCCAACCAGAAGAAGTAGCAAAGTATGCTTTAGTTGTTGAAGTTGATACAGCAAAACCACCAGCATAAGTAGCCGCTGTTGGAAATGAAGCAGTATTTGTAAAATCAAATCTTGCTTTTCCACCTGAACCAGTTAAATCAAGTTTACCTGTTCCATTAATTGTAAATCCTGCTGAATCTAAATTACCAGCAAGAACTGGACTAGTATCATCACTTAACTCGGATGTTATTGATGTAGGTTTCCATTGTGAAGTTCCACTATTCCAAGTAAGTACTTGGTTATTAGTAGGGGCAGCTGTAGTAGTATCAACATCTGCTAAAATATCAATTGATGATAATGAACTTGCGATTTGGTTCCAAGCTGAATTAGCAGCAAAGTAAGCTTTGTATGTTGATGTATCAACACCAAATGCACCTGCATAAGCAGACGCAGGTTGAAAACTTGCAAGAGCAGTAGCACCTTGAGCAATAAATGAACCTATTGTAGCACATCTAAATTTAATATTTCCTGTTGATGTACCTGTTATATTTGGGTCATCATAAATTTTGTTTGAAAAAGTTTGTGCGGTTGTTAAATCGGCAACCGTGTCGTCTATTGCTATTGTAATATTGTCGTCTGATACGGTTGTTCCAATTCCTGTACCACCACCAAAGTTAAGTGCATTGCCTACCGTATATGTATCATCAGTACCAGTATCAGCAGAAAGAGTAATTGTACTTCCTACTTGTTTCCAATACATTGCACTTGCGCCATCAGTTGCAAGTACATAACCTGTAGTTCCTGCTCCTGTTGGAAAAGTTAGTTCATCTAACTTAACTACTCCTGTTCCGTGTGGAACAAATTCTATATTTTCGTTATTAGCAGAAATAATATTAAAAGCGTTTATATCTAAATCGCCACCAAGCTGTGGACTGGTATCTACAGATATATCTCCAGCAGCTGCTGAAGCAGTTGGTTGAAATCTACTATTACCTGTATCCCATTGTAAAATTTGGTTTGATGAAGCACCTGCTACGACAATTTTTAAATCTGTACCATCTCCAAGAGCTGTATACAATTCAGTTGTATTGTCATTAATTTTATCTCCACCAGCACGAAGGTTATCACCTGTGCCATCATTTGGAGAACTTCCTAAATTGATTGTCTGTTTTGCCATATTGTTTATTTCCTACTATCCTAATATTTATACACCGTATTATACGGTTGAGTCAAAAGTTGATATACCACTACTAAATTTTG